CAATACGGCTTTCCAGGAATGGCAGGATAAGAATCCCGGCAAGACGTATGACGATTGGATAGTTCTTTTGCAGGCACCAGCACAAGAAGCGGCTGACGGTATCGACAAATTAAAGGCGGATTTAACAGAGTTTGGAAAGAATGCGATTGCATCAGAAAAAGCTCGTGTCGAAGCTGAAAAACAGCGTGTTGAAGTAGAGAAATTGCGTGTCGAGGCAGAAGCCGCGCGTGCTTCTGCTGAAAGTCTGCGCGAGGATGCGGAAGAATTACGCGATCAGTCTGAAACGGAGCGTATCAATGCTGAAATTGCTCGTAAGGAAGCAGAAAGTAATCGTGTACTATCTGAAGGGTTCCGGGTTGATGAAGAAGCTAAGCGTGCAGCTGCTGAACTTGTCCGGATACAGTCAGAACAAAACCGCGTCACCGAGGAAGGTAAGCGTGTTGAAGCCGAGAAGGCTCGTGTTGCGGCTGAGTCTTTGCGCGATCAGTCGGAACAGGAACGTATCAATGCGGAGGACTTGCGTGATCAGGCTGAATCTGCACGTGCTACCGAAGAAGTTGACCGTGATCAGGCTGAACAGGAGCGCATTTCCAAGGAAGAGGAACGAGTCCAAATGGAACAGGGACGGATTTCAGCCGAAACAATCCGTGCCGAAAAAGAAAAAGCCCGTATCGTCGAAGAACAACTTCGGGAAACATCGGAATCAACCCGCCAGGCAAACGAAACAACCCGTCAGGCACAGGAAGAACAACGGGAACAGATGACAGCCCAGGTTATCCTTGATGCTGAACAGGCAACCGGCGAGGCCAACACAGCCGCCGACCGCGCCAATCGTGCAGCCGAAGCCGCCGAAGGAGTCATCAGTGGACTGCAACCCGACTGGAACGTTATCGATCCTGTCAATAAGAACTACATCAAGAACAAACCGGAGATCCCGACGTTAGAGGCTATCCCGGACGAAAATACATTGAGCTATGTCAATACCGACGGTACAACCATCAATTTTCGTATCGGCGATGAAGTACGTGTAGCGGAAGAAGGTGAATATGTGTTCTACCGGCTTTATGATCTTGCCGGGGGAAAAGCTTCGTGGAAGGAATCCGGCAGCGGTACAGCCTTGCCCGGTAATGTTTATCTGACAGGAGCCAATTATTACAATGAATCAGTACGAACGATAAAACAAGGATATTTGAGCAATGAGTAAGAAAGGTGCATTTATTTATCAACAGATCGAACTGACGACGGCTGAATGGGCCGATAACGCAACCGTCTACCCTACATCAGTCTGGTTATTTGAACGTTTGGAAAACGGTAAATTCAACATGAAGCTGGCTGATGGCGTTCATACGTTTGCCCAGCTGCCGGCCGTCATGCAGGAGGTGAAGGTCACGGTTAAAACGAATGATGCCACGACCTATATCCTGACGATCACGACGGCTGAAGGTAAGTTTGACACCCCGAACCTTCGGGGAAACGATGCCCCGGTTCCTTCGATCGATCCGGAAACCAAGCATTGGAAAATAGGCGAAGAGGATACGGGTGTGGTAGCCGAAGGACAGGACGGGGAAAGCTACGACGACACGGAAATCAGGAACGCGCTGACAGCCTTGCAGCAGCAAGTCAACACGCTCGTTTCGGGTGACGCATCGAGTGCCATCGAGTCATTTAACGAGATCATCGCTTTCCTTGCCAACGTAGAGGACACACAGACGTTGCAAGGGATCATCGCCGGGCTGAATCAGAGCATCGCGAATGTTCAGAACAGCATCCCGACCAAGCTCTCCCAGCTTCAGAATGACGACCACACGGTCAAGGATGCCGCGTATGTCCATACGGATAATAATTACAGCAACGAGGAGAAGCAGAAGGTAACCGATTCACTCCGCCTGAAGGAATACATCGACGTATCCAACATCGGGCAGCTTCCCTCTTCGCCGTATAACTTACGATTTGCCTACGCAGCAAACAACCCGGCAGCCATCAACTTTGCCGACATAAACAGTGTCCCGGAGATGCAGGAGTTCTATTTGTCGATTAAGAACAACACAGGCTCTACCATTACCCAGCCCATCCCGAACGGTTCAGGCTGGCAGTCGGACGAGGCAAGCATTGAGATTGAAGCCGGCAAGACAGCTGGCGTTTCGATTAAGAAAGAACACGGGATTATGGTTGTAAGGGTGTAAAAAGGAAAGGAGGTGAAAGATGAAGAGACGGGTGATGACGGGAAAAGATACCGAATCCGATTTTTCCAATCAGTGGAATGCTAAGTATTACTTTCCATTGAACGGTGATTCGTATGAATGTGTCAATGGGGTATTAGGCGAGCTAAAAAACAATGTACAATGGAAAGACGATAGCATTTTTACAGGAAATAAATCTGCGTATTTTATAAACGGTTCTGGAATTAGGATACCGACAACGGGATATGTAAAGAAAAACGCATATAGTATTTCCCTGTGGGCTAAAAAGTATAACGAATCAGTAGACCGATACAGAGGAATTATAGTAAGCCGAATAAAAGACGGAGAAGGATATGGACTTGAAATGAGGTATAAGAACATTCAAAATATTAATGATGGAATTAATATTACAACCAATAAATTCAATGTTTGGTGTCATTATGTGGTAACTTACGATAATAACACGATGAGTGTTTACGAAAATGCTACACTTGTTAAGACAATAAATGATCCATTCTACGAAGGTTCTCACTTCTACATAGGTCTGGATGATATATTTTTCACATCAGTAACCGAACGATCATATAATGGACTTATATGTGAAGTCTCCATATTTGAACGCATATTATCCAGAAGTGAGATAAATCAATTATACAATGGCGGTAAAGGATTAAAATTAAATTGATTATGCTATACATCCAAAAAGAAATCCAATTCTGGGAGACCGACGCTCCCCTTCCTGACTCCTACAAGGTAGGCACAATGGAAGAAGAATATAACGACGGCGCATATCTCTTGTTAGATGCCGAACAGGAACAGTTCCACACTGACCATCCGGAGGCAAGTCCGCTGGAATGTTGGCGGAAGGAACTCACTCCGGAACCCGAACCGGCACCGGAAGAAAAGCTCTGGCGTGCCCGTGATGCCAAACGGCAGGAAATCTACGACAAAGACATCCATCATTATTATATTGATGAACAGGACGCATATGTCTCGAACACCCTGCAAGTGAAGGATAAGTGTGGCCGGCAGGAAGAAGTCGAAGTAGGCGGTCATCTTTACGCCTCGAATATCTTAACGGTTGCTCTTGACGAAATAGCGGACTATTCGGAGCAGTGCGCCAAGGTGACAGACGGCTTGCTATCCCGTATCGATGCCGCCCAAACAGCCGAGGAGGTCGAAGCTATCGTGGTGGAAGGCTATCCTGAAATGATCCATACAACAACGGCAGCCTTGCAAACTAAAGCAGATAAGGCAATCGCTAAATCCCCGGAAGCGCAGGCAGTGACCTTTGCCCGTGCGATGATGAACAGCGTGTCTCTCACAGCCAGCCAAGCGTTGGAGATGCAGGTCTTATTCCCCATTTGGGGTGAGAAAGATGCAGAGTTTGGCAAGGAAGTTGAAATAGGCTTCCGGCTTCGAGTAGTGGAAGGAGAAAGCGACACTTTGTTTGAAGTGATACAAAAGCACAAGCTGCAAGCCGACTGGAAACCAGGCATAGAAACTGCTTCACTGTATAAGATCGTTGAAGCTGAGCACGCAGGCACGCTTGATGATCCTATTCCATACGTGCAGGGTATGGCATTCGAGAAAGACAAATATTATGAACAATACGGTGTGATCTATCTCTGCATTCTGACAACCGTTACAGGTTATCCGAACGACTTGAAAGACTTGCCCACAATTGTACAGGAGGTAAAGCAATGAAACAGGTTATGTTATTAAAAGTTAAACGTGGGGGGGGTAAAATGCTCTCTAAATAAAGAAGTTACGACCTCTTATCGTAAGAAAGGAGGGCGTAGATGAGACGGTCGATGATGGGACGGAAGAAGTTGCAGTTGTTCACCAAGAGGTTCTATCCTGCCGGGAATTATACCTGGATCGTACCTAAAGGATGTAGGGAGGTTGATGTGTTTCTTGTCGGAGGAGGGGGTGCAGGACATAATGGAAGCGGTGGAGGTGGCGGCTATACTAAAACCTTCAAAAAAGATACATCCGGATGGAGAGACGGTGATGCTATCTCTGTTGCACCGGGTCAGTCAATTCCGATAACAGTTGGGAAAGGAGGAATTGGAGGGTATTCTGAAGTTGCCCCCAACGGTGGATACTCTCAATTCTTAAATTCAAGTTATAGAGCTAATGGCGGAAATGGTGCGGGTAATGGTTATCCAGGCGGAAGTAATGCCGGAGCATATACTGGTGGCAACGGCGGAAGTGGCGGAGCAGGAGATGATTCAGATACGGCTAAAGCGGGTTCTGATGGATCTAACGGAATCGGCAGCCGCAATGAAAATGGCTCTCTCTATCCAGCTGGTTCCCTATATGGCGGAGGAAAGGGTCAAAGGCATACAACCCGCGATTTTGGCGAACCTACTGGGAAACGAAATGCCGGAGGTGGTGGTTCAGACAGAAATATAAATGGGGGCATGGGTGGAGAATCCGATTACGACAAAGGATGCGGAACTGGAAATGGCAATAGAAAAAGTGGCGGTTACGGTGGTGGCGGTTGTGGTACTTACGGTAACGGCGGTGATGGCACTGTCCTGATCCGCTATTGGGCTTACGAAGAATGATCTGCCGTTGAAAAAGATGAAACAAGATATTAACGACTAAAAAATAGGAGATAAAGTCATGAGAAATAATTGTTTACAAATGTTAATGGGGGGGGGGGTAAACACCTCTTAACTCAAGTATCTGACCGACTTTCGGCGGAAAGGAGGTTGGTATGATAAGATCGATGATGGGACGGAAGAAAGTAGACAAGAATACTTTGCTGTTGCTACATTTTGATGGATCATTGAAAGATGAAGCCTCAGGCAAGCCTTATGTTGGTAGTAATATGTCCTATGTAGTGGGAAAATTCAAGAATTGCGTTTCGTTTTCAGGAAACGGGTATGTAAAGATAAGTGGAACGAATGCCATAAACGAGTCCCTATATCCAAACTATACCGTCGATTTTTGGATTAAACTGAAAAGTGGTGTGAGAAACGGTATAATGTCAAAAGGCAATGGTGGTGGAAGTTACAGCTTTGATATAATGGAGGAATCTGACGGACGCATTTTCTTTGGATTGCAGTATGGTGGAACCCGAGGGGATGCAATATGCTATTTTACGATGCCACGGGATCAGTGGGTTCATCTTGCGATCGTCAGGTCACAATCTCGATATTGGAAAGTGTATGTAAATGGAGTGTATGCGTCTGGTTTCACATCAACGATGGTTTCAGGGTACTATAGTTCTTTAATGATCGGAAAATATCGAGATTATGGATTGTATCTGAACGGTATGATTGACGAGTTTCGCATCAGTAATATTGCCCGTTGGACATCAAACTTCACTCCGTCTGCAAGGCCGTATTAATAAATTAGTGACACTGTCTTTGGGCTGTCACAGCAGAAAGACAGCAAATGTATATTCAGAAAAAATTATTGATAATCGCCAACCCCAGGTTGGGTATTTTCTTTTAAAACAAATGGAGATATAAAATGTTCGGTGGCGAAAGAATAATAAAACAGCCTCCAGGCTATCACAGATTGGAGGCTGTAAAAAAAAGAAAATTAGGGGACCGACGGTCTCCGGAAACAAAGTTAAGCAATTAATTAAATGAGCTATGATCATTTTTGAAAAGACAGGGAAAATACTTCTCGATATACCAGTCGATGATGCCAGTTATCGCTATCGGGCCATCCGGCAGGGCGACAAGGTCAATCTTGTGTTCTCGTTGACAGAACGTGTAGAAATACCTGTCTACAGCTATGTTGACTATCAAGGTCAGCGATATACGCTCTGGAGACCGGAGGATCTGACAAAGCATGGCACTCGCAATCTCGAATACAGTGCCACCTTTGGCGGCTATTGGGAACTGTTGGATACCATCAAATACAAGCACCTGTCAGCCATCCCCCGAAAGTTGAAATTCCAACTTACCGGAAAACCCCGCTTCTTTCTGGAGCTATTGGTTGATAACATGAACCAATCGGGAGTTGGTGGATGGTCTATTGGGACCTGTATCGATGCACCGGAAAAGACCTTGGCCTTTAGCCATGAGTTTTGTTTGGATGCGCTTAACCGCTTTGCGGATGAGTGGGGAACAGAATTCGAAATCGTCAGCAAGACTATCAATTTCGGCAAGGTAGAGAAGTTCAAGGACGATCCGCTGCCCCTTTCCTACGGCCGTGGAAATGGCTTCAAAACCGGTGTCGGCCGTAAGCTGCAGGGCGAGAAACCGCCCACCTCCATCCTCTATGTGCAGGGTGGCGAGCGTAACATCGACCGCACAGCCTACGGAGCTTCCTGTCTGCTGCTGCCGAAATCCCAGAAATTGGAATACGAGGGCAGACGCTATAAAACCGACAAGGATGGCATGTTCATTACACGAGCCGACCGGGCTTTGGCCAACAACAATGAGGACAGCTTGGACTGTTCACACATCTACCCCTCACGGGTGGGCACGGTGTCCGAGGTAGTTGTGGTGGATGCTGAAAAGCATCTCTATGATATCATCGATAACACGATTCCGGCAGATTTGGACTATTCCAAATGCCGAATACCGGGCGAAACTGCAACGATTATCTTCCAGTCGGGTGTGATGACTGGAGAAGAATTTGACCTCGAGCAGACATCTGACGCTTTGACCGGTTACGACCATGCAGCCCGACGGTTTAAGTTGGTGCCTGTCGAGAAAGAGGGAGGCACGATACCGAATCCGAACCGCTGTCCGGCCGTGGGTGATACATACGCGGTCTTCAACATCTCGCTGCCGCAGGCATACGTCTGCAACGATGCCACACAGACAGGTGCGTCATGGGATATGTTCCGTGAAGCTGCCCGAAGTCTGTACAACAAGGAAGAGGAATCTTTTGCCTTTACCGGTGAGCTGGATGGTATTTGGGCAAAATCGCAATGGTTAGAGATCGGTGGCCGATTGGTTCCGGGTGGTTACATCCTCTTTGATGACCCGCAGTTCCAACCAGAAGGGGTCCGTATCCGCATCACGGCTGTAAAGGACTATATAAATAGGCCCTACAGCCCCGGACTGGAGTTAAGCAATGTGCCGGTCGGTGGCTTTGTCTCCTCGGATCTGTCGAAGATCGAAAGCAACGAGGTGATCAATGACGACCGCCACAGCGATGCGATGCACTACACCAAGCGCCGTTTACGTGATGCGATTGAAGCACAGGAGATGTTGGAAAAGGCGTTTAAAGATTACACCAAGGGGATCGATCCAGTCTGGGTGCGCACCATGTCCCTTTTGGTCGGACATGAAAACCTGCAATTCCGCTTCGTGGACAGCAAGACCAATCCCCGGAAAGTCGATCCGGACTTTGTCTATGACGATGCGACCGAACTGTTCACCGCCCCGAAAGCGATCCTTCAACACATGACGATCGGCATCTCGGAAATAAAAGGCAGCCATGCCGTTTCTGAATATAAGTTCTGGGATCTACCTGCCTACACCAGTCCGCCGCTGGGCGACTTCGGGAAGCTTTACCTGTACGCCAAATGTGGCAAGTCTTCTGAGGTCGGCGAGTTTATCTTGTCTGAAGAACCGCACGACATGGACGAAGGCAGCAATTATTACTTTCTGGTCGGTTTATTAGGCAGCCAAGCCGACGGTGTGCGGTCGTTCGCCACGGTGTACGGGTTTACGGAAATACTACCGGGACGTATCACGGTGGACCGCATCATTTCGACAGACGGGAAGTGCTATTTCAACCTCGGAATGGGAGAAATCGGCGGGAAGATCGTATTCAAGGCTGGAACAACCGGATACAACAATATTTCTGACCGTCCTAACCTTCAACCGTTGTATGATGGGGTAAATGATGCCCTGACGGATGCAGAGAATGCGTCGAATGCAGCCAACAACGCCCAATTGACTGCAAATAACAAGGCAAGGGTATTTTATCAAACGACGGCTCCAACATCGGGTATGCGGACAAATGACTTATGGGTGGATGGGGAGAATATCTATAGATATAGCGGTTCTAAATGGGTTCTTGCCTCAAAATATGACAATACAATATCGGAGGTCAACGGCGGACTTATAACTACGGGTGCGATCGCTTTCGGAGGCACAGGTGGAATGGCTGCTTCCGGTACAATCCGTATTTGGTCGGGAGGAACAGCCGGGGCGAAAGGGCAACCACCCACTGATCCGACATTCCGGGTAGAAAGCAACGGAAATGTGGAAAGTAGAGGAAGTATCTATATTGCAAATTCAAATGGAGAAAAACTTGCCGGACTCTCCGGAGGTGGAACAGCCGGAAACTCTGTTCGAATCTGGGCTGGAAATGCAACACCTGCAAATGCCCCGTTTAAAGTTTATCAAAATGGGGATGCCTACATCGGAGGACTCAGGATGGAGAGTGGAGGATTGTTCTCGGATAATCGCTATTCAGGTGAATCATCGTCGAAGTTCTTTCTTCATTCCTCAGGAAGTAATGCGTTTTTGGGATTTTCATCTTCCGGTAAATGGGCCGGCCTTGGTCTAAATACCTTGCCGTCTACGCTTGGGGGAACAAGTGCTTTGATGCGCCTTGAGTATACAACTAATCACAACGATATAAATTATGGGGCTGTGATAGATGTTCATGGTGGACGGCGCAATTATGCACTTTATTGTACTGGAGGATTAAAGGTTAATGGTCCTGTATCGGCTGCAAGATATATTAGGCCGGGTGCCAAAAGCGATGCGATAATAAACGATATTGGCTACATGGACACATTTGTTTTCCAAACAAGTACATATTTGAATGTATATCTTCCATCAAGAGCTACATTAACTGCAAAGATAGGGACGGTACATGCCGAATACGGAGAATCTTGGTCTGAAATTGGTTATAATTCTGTCGTGTTTATCCATGTAATCGTTACTCGCCATTCCACTGAGTCAATACGCATAACC